CTCGCAAGGTTTCCCGATGTTTAACACCAACGTGCCATTACCTAATCAGGTGATGTACCGGTGCACTGGTGATGATGTTGAGCGCGTTGCAACCAGCACTGGCACGATCACTTACACGCAAGTGTGCACGTGGGTGTCCGCAAGCGATGTCGAGGATTATCTCGGCATAGGCACATCAACGGCCGCAGACGCAGCGTTTCTTACGATCTGTGCGGCAGCAGCGTCAGCGTTCTGTTTTCTCAGACGGCAAGAGGCAGGCTACAAAGACTCACTAACGGTCTTGCCATCAACAGCCGTAGGTTTGGGCACTCGCGCTTATGGTGCGTTCCTGTATCGCCAAAGGGGATCGGTGACAGACTTCGCTAGTTTTGATGGCATGGTATCTGGTGGGTCTAACGGACTTAGCCCGATGATCAAACAGTTGCTAGGTGTCAACCGCGCACAGGTTGCCTAATGCCCACACCAGTTGTTTACACCGATCTGTTTAATGAGGCGCTAGACGATCTAGCAGCCACGCTAAGCGCCGTTACAGGCTTGCAGGTAGTAACAGACCCACGCAATATCTCACCGCCTTGTGTGTTCATTGACGCGCCATCTTTTACAGGTTTTAGCCGCGCTGTTTTTACCCTGTCGTATCCGGTCAGATTGTTGACTCTTGGGCCGGGCAATTTGGATGCACAACGCAGCCTAATGAATTTGGCAGCCAAAGTTGTAAGCGCGCGCATTGGTGTTACCGATGGCAGACCAACTATTGCCATCATCGGTGGCAGCGAGTTAGCCGCGTATGATCTTAATATCAATGTGCAGGCACAAAGTTAGGACACAAGACATGGCATACGTAATCTCATCACCAAGACTTGGCACAGTAGGCGATGCTTACGAACCTGCCGATGGTGTGAACATTGAGGCGCTGATCGAGGGTGGGTTTATTAAATCCACCAGCAAGAGCACAAAATCTGATAAACCTAGTAAAGACACTAACGAGGAGATTTAACCTATATGGCAACTAGCACTTATCTATCTAACCCAGTAGTCACAATCAACGCTGTTGATATGAGTGACCAATGCACGTCAGCAGTTTTAACGCGCGTTATTGAATCTCTTGAGTCAACCGCATTTGGTCAGACCAATCGTTCATACGTTGGCGGTCTTGAAAACAGCACACTTACTGTTTCTATGTATAACTCGTTTGCTGTCACAGAAACTTACGCAACACTTAAATCACTTGTTGGCACTCAGGTAACTGTAAAGATTAAACCAACTAGCGCTGCAACGTCAGCAACTAATCCAGAGTCAACTTTGACTCTGGCCTATTTAGAGTCTTTGCCAATCGTCAACGGTCAGTTGGGTGCTCTCGATGTGATTGATATTGTTTTCACTGGCGGCGCATACTCAGTAGCAGTCGCTTAACTAATTTTCGCCGGCAACGGCCCGACACGAAAGAGGCAAGATGCAATTAAGACTCAAAGCCACGTTTAACGATGGCACTATTAATGAGGTTGTAACCAACTTATCAACTGTTGTTGCATGGGAACGCAAGTACAAGCGCAAAGCGTCAGAGATGGCATCAGGTATTGGTGTTGAGGATTTAGCGTTTCTCTGTTATGAGGCAACGCGCGCATCTGGTACTACTGTGCCGGGCACGCTTGATCAGTTTATTGCGTTGCTTGCCAACATTGATGTACTGGAGACACAAGACCCAAAAGCGGTCACGGCTCAGTAAGGCGCGCGCTGGCAGAGATCGTTGTTGCCACCGGCTACTGGCCGTCAGAGATTACATTTGAGGCAGACGATATGAACACTGTCATTGAGATACTTAACAAGCAGCGCGGCGGCCGCTAATGGCTGATGCACCGTTTACATCTGTCCAGATTGAGGGTATTCAAGAGGCGTTAAAAGAACTCAATACATTTGACAAAAAGTATCGGCGGCAAGTAACTAAACGTATTCAGGCTGCTGGTCAAGACATTATTAACGATGCTCGATCTATGGTGGCACACTTTGACAACTCAAAAATGAACGGTGCACCGCTATCCGGAATGGTACGAGGCAACATAATTAAAGGCCGTGAAACAACTTGGAAAACCGATCAAGTGCAAGCAGGTTTTAAGGTAAAGGTTGGCGTGCGTGCCAGCCGTGAGCGCACTGTCACTTATTCGCGATACACAGAGGGTGTCAAAACTCACGACCAACAAGTTAATTTTAATGCCAAGCCTTACCAGTTAATGGTAATCCAACAGGCTAATGCTGCCGGGGCAATATATGATCATGCCGGTCGAAACAAAGGCACTTCAACATTTGTGACCAACTTAAACGCTGAGGCAGGGCCAGAACCGCGCGCCATTGATAAGGCTGTAGAACGTGGTCGGCTACCAGTCACACAAAAAGTGTACGAAGTAGTACAAGATGTAGAGAAACAGATCAACAGAAATCTCAGGTTTACTTATGGCAATTAACATTCCTATTGTTACGGCGTTCTCTGACTCTGGTATTAAAGCAGCAGAAAAAGCGTTTGGCAAGTTTGGTAAAACAGGCGTAGCGGTAGGCGCTGCGTTTGCTGCTGTGACCACTGCTGTCGTAGCCGGATTAGGTAAGTCTGTTGCGGCGGCTGCCGACGATCAACGCTCGCAAGAGTTGTTAGAAAAACAGTTGTACAACACTCTTACAGCCAGCGAAAAAACTACTAAAGCCACAGAGGATTTCGTTAGCCAAATGGAATTGGCAACAGGCGTTGCTGATAACCAGTTAAGAGTTGCTCTAGGCGATCTTGTTAGAGCAACTGGCGATTTAACTACAGCACAAGACCTATTAGGTTTATCGCTCGACATTAGCACCGGTACTGGCAAAGATTTAGAATCAGTTTCAATCGCATTGGCTAAAGCCTCAATGGGTCAGTTTACTGCGTTAGGTAAACTTGGTATTCCTCTTGACGACAACATAAAGAAAACTAAAGATTTCAGCAAAATACAAGAGGCATTAGATAAACAATTTGGCGGCGCGTCAGCAGTAGCAGCAGACACGTTTGGTGGGCAGTTGGCTCGACTAGGTACGGTTTGGGATAACTTAACTGAGTCAATTGGGTACGCAATTCTTAACAATGAATACGTTAAAGACGCAATTGGCTTGTTGCCAGATGCAGCCGATAAAGCAATTAAAGCAATCGGAGAGCAAGGTCTTGGCGGCGCTCTTAGCGTCTTTGCGGACAATATGGGTATTACAGGTGCTTACGCAAAACGATTTGGTATTGCTGTCACGCTGGCTTACAACAATATGGCAAGCGACGGATACAACGCTATTTCATTATTAACGTTAGGACTCGCTCAATTAGTTCCAGCGTTTAAGAACGCAGGTAATGAAATAGCAGGTAATCAAATGCGGTTGGGTTTAGAACTGCAAGCCAACGAAATGTATATAGGTGATTTGCAAAAAGCAATGCGCGATCAAGCAGCGCAAACAAAACGAAATTCTGTTGAATCGGAACGGTTAACGCAATATACAGAGTCTCTTGGTATTGAAGTAGGAGAAACAACGACACTACTTAATCCTTTTGGTGGTGGAATGACCGAAGCAGAAAAAAAAGCCAAAGCAATGGCAGACGCGGTCAAAGACGCTGCAAGCGTTTTAGATAAACAATTAAATGATGCCCTAGAAAAAGCGCAAGATAGTTTATCTGACGCGCAAACCGCCTTCAATGATTTTGGTCAAAGTGTCTCAGATGGTATTAAAGATGCTTTTAGTTTTGCTGATGCTAAAAATGCTGGCGATGAAACCGGATCAGGTTTCTTGGCTGGTCTGCGTGACCAAGTACAAGGGATTATTAACTACGGTACAGATGTCGAGCAATTACTTACTCGTGGTTTGTCACAAGACGCATTACAAGCCGTTCTTGCAGCCGGTGGTGAGTCTGGTGCAGCAATCGCACACGAGTTGGTACTTGGCGCGCAAGACAACATCACAGGGCCAACCGGTGTAAATGCTTTAGTAAAATCGGCTCAAGACGTGGCAGATCGTATTGGTCTAAATGCGGCAAATCAATGGTACGGCGCTGGTGTTTCTAGTGCTCAAAGTTATCTGCAAGGTGTTGAGGCAGCGTTTGCAGAGGCACAAAAACGTCTTGGTGCTAAAGGTCTGAAATTGCCAGACATTAAAGGCATAGGTGCGGCATTTGATAACTCAATTAGCAGCCCATCAGTAACACCAGTAACACCAATAGCAGGCAATCGAGGTATAGACAGAGGTTACGAAAACCAGTACGTAATAAACGTAAACGGTGTAATGACTAACGCGCAAACAGGCGAAGCAATTATTAACAACATTCGTGCTTATAATCGCGCTGCTGGCCCTGCCAATATCTTGGTCTCGTGATGGCTACATCAGTCATTGAGAGTGGTGATTACGAACTCTTTATAGACACAGGGTTTATGCTTGATGCGTTTACACTTGATAACGCAACGCGCGCTGTGCTCAATAACACAACCTACATTTTGGACGGCGTATCAGAGTTTGCATCAATGCTGGAATACTCGACGAACGTTAACATTAAACGTGGCAGACGCGATGTAGGCGATCAGTTCAGTGCTGGCACAATGTCATTTAACCTTAACGACACACTTGCCGGCGGCACTCTAAACCCTTTGTACTCGTCTAGTCCATTTGTTGACCCTGACGGACAGTTCACATTAGCGCCTTTGCGCCGGGTGTCGTTTGGGAGATACAACAGCGTTGGCACATTTATAGCGCTCTTTGTTGGTCAGATTGTATCTTACGATTACAACTACGAGTTGGGCGGTCAAAACACAGTAAGCGTTTATTGTGCTGATGACTTTTATTTGCTGGCACAGACAGCGTTGGCTGAATTTAACGTCAGCGAGCAATTGTCAAGCGCTCGATTATCAGCCGTATTGGATTTACCTGAGGTTGCATACCCGGCGTTGACTCGTGACATTGAGACAGGTACTCAAACACTTGGCGGCTCTGCTGCGTACACGGTTGCTGAGGGTACAAACGTTAAGGCATATATTGACCAGATACAGCAGGCAGAGCAGGGCCGTATTTTTATGTCAAGAACGGGCGATTTGACCAGTCAGCCTCGTGTGGGGAATACCTTGTCTGGCAGTGTTGCAGACTTCCACGATGACGGTACAAACATCCCCTACAACTCGTTAGGCATTATCTACAACGCTGATGTGATCGTCAACCGGGCAAGCATCCAGCATTTAGGCGCGACTAGCCCAGAGGTAGCAGATGATCTTGCAAGCCAAGCCAAGTACCTAATCCAAAATATCAGCGTAACTAACAGCCTGCTACACAACGATGCAAGCGCGCTAACGCTTGCAGAGTACCTACTCGTGGGTGAGCCAGTAGCCACGTTTAACGCGGTGCAAACCGATTATCTGATGCTTACAAATGCTCAACGCGAGACATTGGCATTAGTGGACATTGGTGACACCATCACAATTACCAACACCATTACAGGCGGCGAGGTAGCACAAGAGTTGTCGGTTGAGGGTGTTGAAATTGCGGTCAACATAAACAACGGCCATCGAGTTACTTTCTATACGGCTAGCACCGTCATTGTTTACCAGTTCATACTTAATGACCCAATTTACGGTAAGTTGGGGATACAAGAGCCGCAGCCAGTTTTAGGGTAAGGTAGGAAATATGCCATTGACCACGTACACCGCCGGCGAAGTACTTACAGCCGCGTCACTTAATGCAAATTTAAGTTTTGCTGCTAGTAACCCTCCGGGTGGTTTGGCTTTTATTACTGGCGCAAGTTTTACGGCAGCGGCAACAGTCAGTTTGCCAGCGGCGACATTTAGCGCAACATACGAAAATTATTTAATGTTTTTTGACATTACAAACAGTTCAACCGACATTGCCATTACTATGCGTTTTCGCATTGGTGGCACTGATAACAGCACAACAAACTACAACAACGGTTTTACAGGCATTGACAATACAGGCGGAACACAAACAAAATCTGCCAATGGTGGCACAGCATTTGCATTAACAGACATCTCAACTGGCGTTGATCGTCAAATAATGAACTTAAACATTGCCAATCCGTTTGATACATCTAAAACAGAAATAAACGGTTTTGTAGGTAGACAGCCAACCGCATTAGGTGGATTTGCTGTAATGGCTGGCGGCGGCATTTTTAACGCAACAACTAGTTTTGACTCGTTAACCGTAATATGCAGTGCAGGAACTATTGACGGAAACTATCGTATTTATGGTTACGCCAACAGTTAAAACAAATGTGCGTAACTTTGTTGACTGACGGTTAACACGTGAAACGCTTATTAAGCCTTAGTTTTGTGTTAGCGCTCGTCCTGACCGCTTGTGCTGACCGCTACCGAGAAAACTGCAACACCACAAAAGCCGACGGACTACTAGAAAGACGCTGCCCATGAACCCAGACAAACGACTAACTAACGAACAGATCAAAGCCCGACTAATTCTTATTGTAGGTATAGGACTCACAACATCGTTTGTAATGGCTATTGGGTCTTTGATATTTGGGTTGCTATTTGTCGTACAACCAACAGAACAAAGCCCAAACGACGCTGAAGCATGGGGTGTGCTATCGCCAATGCTAATGACTCTTGCAGGCGGCTTGATCGGTTTACTTGCTGGCAACGGCCTTAAAGACCGACCCAAAGACCCACCAACATTATGAGTGTGATACCTGCCAACCCTAAAATCATTGGCTCAAAGCCGTACACAGGTAACAGTGACGGTGCAGCCGCAGGCCCACGTGCAGGCATGGACGAATGGATACGCCAAGCCATCAAGTATGGCGGTGGCGCATTTTGGAATAACGGCTCATACGGCGTAAGACCAAAAAGAGGCTCTGAGTCACTAAGTGTTCATGCCACTGGTCGAGCAGTTGACCTGTCGTACAGGCCGTCAGAAAAACAGCCAACAGCAAACCGCAAAGCAACAATTGCGTTTATCAACATTGTGTTAGCCAACGCAAACGAGTTAGGTGTTGAGTGCGTGCTTGATTATTTCCCTAAAGCGTTTGGGCGTGGTTGGCGTTGTGATCGTCAAGCGTGGAAGTCGTACAGCAAACCAGAGATACACGGCGCACCGGGTGGCGATT